AACAACTCTAGATAAAGCTGCTTTTCTGTTAGTACCACCTGCACCATCATCTACAATAATAAGATCAGATGTAGTTAAGTCTGCACCTATATCACTACCACCATCTATATCAAGAGATGTTATTGGTAATGTTTTATTAGTTAAAGTTTGTGTAGCTGTTGTACCAACTAATTCTTGATCTCCACCTGCAGGTAATGTTAATACGTTTGTAACACTAGCACTATGTGGTTGAGATTTAACTGTTTGACCATGTGAATTGCTTTCACAATTAAATACAACTGTGCCTGGATTTGTATTACCTTTAACAACAACTTTACCAGTTCCATTCGGAGTTAAATTAATATCTCCATTAGATACTGATAAAATATCAGATATAACTGGTGATGTTAGAGTTTTGTTTGTAAGTGTTTGTGTACCAGTAAGAGTTACATCACCAACGTTAGCTGGTTGTACTACTGTAAATGTAATAGTATCAGATCCTAGCGATGCATCAGAATCAGTAGTACATAAAAACATTTTTTCTGCATTAACTGATCCTTCTTGGATTATAACTAATTGTCCTGCTAGTTCTCCAATAGCATCAAAGTCTGTATCTCTAGATGCAGTACCTGAAGCTACTACTGTATAAATACCATTTTGTGATCCTGTAGATTGATCTTTAACTAATATTCTATTTCCTGTAGCTAAAGTAATACCATCTAAAGTATCACCATTTTGTAAATCTGCTGATAAATCTATATTACCTGTTGTAGCAGCTCTACAAATAATTCTAGTTTTTAGTCCAGCAACAAGATCATCAACATATGTTTTAGTTGCTGCATCTGATCCAGATGAAGGTGCTCCTAATCCAGTAATAGATCCACCAGATATAGAAACACTATTAGCTGCTTGTGTTGATATTGTTCCAAGTCCTAAAGATGCTCTTGCAGTTGATCCTGTTTCTGCAACCCATGTTGAACCACTTCCAACAATAAAGTTACCATCTGTAGTAGCTAAAGCACCAATTGCTGTTAAACTAGCATTAGATGCTTCTCTTGCATCTAGCTGTGTTTGAATATTTGAAGTTACACCATTTAGATGTCCAAACTCTGTATTAGAGATTGTACCATCATGAATTTTTGTAGCATCAATAGCTGCACTTGCATTAATGTCTGCATTTACAATAGCACCATCATTTATTTTTGCTGATGTTATTGCACTATCTGCAATCTTTGCAGTTGTTACTTGGCTATCTGCTATGTGTGCTGTATCAATTGATCCATCTGTATAGTGTTCACTATCAATAGCATCATCAGCTATCTTAGCATTAGTAATTGCATCTGCTGCAATTTTAGCTGTTGTAACATTACTATCTGCTATTTTAGCTGTAGTTACTTGTGAGTCTGCAATATGAGCTGTGTCTATGGATCCGTCAGTATAATGTTCTGAGTCAATAGCATCATCTGCTATTTTTGCATTTGTTACTGCATCAGCTGCTATCTTAGCAGTAGATACAGAACTAGATTTTAAATTAGCTGCATCAATAACATCTTCAGGTATAGCATCATTAGTTTTTGATAATATACCTACATATATTTCTAAACTTTCATTAGATAATGATCCACTATCCCATGTAACATTTACTGTAGTATTTGTTGAAAATGATGAACTAGATATAGTTCCAACTATTGTTCCAGTAGATGATCCTACTGCTTTTATTCTTCTTCCTGCGTGATAAAAAGCTGTTACGTTTGCACCAGCAATTGTAAATGAAGTTGCACTAGCATAAGCTGCTGTAAAAGATCCATCTCCATCACCATAGATAACCCATTGGCTATCATTATAAAATTCTCTTATTTCTGCTGCTAATCCTCTAAAGGCATTATTAATGTTAGAAGGTAACATACCTTCTGCAACACTAATACTTCCTACTGTTGTATTATTAGCTGCTGTTGTTGAATAATCTTTTATTCCCATTTATTCCCCCATAAACCAAGTAAATGCTTTGTTGTTTTCTTTATTTTTTTCATTGATCAATGCATTGATAGCTTCCTCAATTTGTCTTTGAAAGAACTCTTGAGTTTCAAATGAATATCTAACATTGTCAATATCTGTTTGATCTGTCATCTTAATCCTGATTTAGATGCAATAAGATCTATGCCTTGTGCATTTGTCCATACAACACCACTTGGTGTTTTTACATTAATTTTAACATATCTTCCAGATTGTCTTACAGGATTCATACCTGAACTGTTCATACTAGAAGATGATGATACAGTTACACTATTAGCTAATCTATCTCTACTTTTAATAGTTACAGTAGCTGGTGCATCAACTATAGGTCTAACTCCTTGAACACTAGCCCTATGATTTGGAAATAGTTCTAACTCAGATGTTTCTATTTCACCTTCATTAGCTGTTCCTGAAAAGATAGCTGCTTTATAATTATTATCTATAGCACCTAAAAATAACTGACCACCATTCCAAAAATCTGTATCTAGTGCAATATTAATTGCATCTAGGTTTTGAGATATAATATCCATAAGTTCTACAGTATATGCACCCACAAACTGGGTAAATATGGTACTAGCATTTGCTTCTGCTAATGACCATTTTTTTGTAGCATAATTATATATCAAAATTCTATCGCAAATTCCTGTTGTATTGGAAGTATTATTTACACTTGGGTACAACCATAAAGCAAGTTGATTGAATGGATCAACAGCTGCACAGATCCTATCTGTATATGCTTTGTTTAAATTAGCATCAAAAAATCTATTAACTTTCTCAGCACCAATAGAGACAACATTATCACCGTTAATTTCAAAAAAACCATCATCAGCATAAAAGAAAACTCTCCTATTATCTTGACAAACTGTTCGTCCATATACTGCTCCTCTATTTGGTGATATTACTGATAGTCTAAATACTGTAGCTCCACCAACATAGTCCATACGAATTATCTGGTTTTGTCTAAATACGTATCCAATCTCTCCAGAAGTTATGTGTACTATTTCACCACCTGATCCTGGAAGATCTTGTAAGTCTGCTTGTTTACCTGTCCATGTACCAATATCATTGATACCTGACCATTGTATTCTGTTTTGGTTTGTAGGTTGATTACCTGTAACTAAAAAATCTCTAACAACTCCTGAAACTCTAAATACTGGTACTGTACCTGCAGTTGCTATTGATGAAAGATTTGCAAAGTTTGTTGATGAACCCATAAGATAATATTGAGCTGCATCTTTACCATTACTTGCAATTACATAATTACCAAACTGTGTAAATGTAAAAAAATCTGTATCTGTTCCTGTTAAGGATCCTTTTCTAGATGTAAATGTACCACCATCTAATTGGTATATATCTGTGTTCTTTGCAACAAAGTTAAATACATTACCTGAGTTATCTCTGAAAGAACCTGCACCTCTACTATTAGCAGCAATATTATTTGTTGAATATTCTACTAAAGATGGAAATCTCTTATATGAATTAAGAGCATAATATACATTAGTTGCTACGTTAGCTCCTGGATTCAAGTGTTGTGGTTGATCAGGTAGCCATTCTCCAAAAGGTACTTGCATTATCTATTCCTATAAAATGATAAATCTGTTTGAACATCTGTTCTTTGTTGAACAGGTGCACCACCATAAGTGTCTTGTCTGTCATTGTTTTCACATCTTTCAAGAGCTGATGAATACATACCTAACCAGTTTTGTAATTGATTAGGTTCTATTCCACCAAGAAAGTTAGCTGCATGATATAATGATCCATACAGATATATTGCTGGATGTTTTGCTAAGATGTAATTTGATGTATTAGTATCACTAAGAGCTGATATAGCTTTATAGTATGATAACTTGCCAGTATAACTAGTATCAGGGCTAGGGCCGAATCTGAATTTTTCCACTTCATTATCACTCTCCAATGTATATGCTCTTGGTCTACCAGTTCTTGATCCACCTTTTATTTCAAACATATTGTGTGGTGTTATATATTCTAGTGGAAACTTAGTAGATGATTGTAGTATAAAAAATGATCTTACAGCAAGAAATCCTGTTGGTACTGTAACTTGTTCAGCATCAATAGTAATATCATCTTGCTGCTCCATTTGTCTAATTCTTAATTTTGCATTAAAATCAGCTTCTGTTAATTTAATAAAGTCATCTTGTATTTCTGTAGTTAGATCAGATCTATTTAAAAAATTAGCTATAGATGATTTCAATTGTGAATATGTTGATAGTGCCATTATAAATTACCTTCTGCTGTTCTAAAATATCTAAACTCGTTACTATTTAGTTTAGTTCTCATAATTTTTCTTTGAATATCTTTTGGTAAAGCAAACCAATTGTTACTACCATTATATTCTTTAGCCCAGATCTGTAGTACTAATGGAGGTACACTAGCAACTCGTTTCATTTCTTTAGCTTTAGAAAGATACCCATTATCATGATTGTATAACTCTTTATTTCTTTTCAACAATGGATTAACGTTTTGTTCATTGTTGATAGTAAGTTTACCATCTGACTCTTGGATATATCGAGTCTTTATTCCACCATCGTATTCTACAGATCGAACTTTTCCCATTACTCTGATAATTCAGTTACGTATAGATTAACAGATCCTATGACTGCAACTTTCTCACCTTCAGATACTTTAAAGTATTCTGTATCTTTTGAAGGTAAAAATATTTTTGAAGTAGTTGCTGTTGGAGATGTACCAAACTCTATATGGCAATCTGCATCTGCACAAACTCTAACATATTCAATATTAGAACCAAATGCACTTGATGCTGCAGAAGAACCAGATGAATTAACTTTTTGCGTTGTAACAGGTCTCATTGCAAAATGTGCCATGTTACTCCTTATCTTCTAATTACAAAAGTTACGTTAAGTTTTTTTGCTCCAGTAGATCCACCATCAGTAATCATTTCGATAGTGCCATCTTCTTCTACTTGATTAGCTGCTGTAGGTTCTGCTGTATCTACGTCACCAGCTGCTGAACCTGAATGTGCAACAGTAATTCCACCACCAGTAACTGCAGTGCCACCTATTTCAAAAGATATTGCTGCGTTACCACCAGAGATTGCTCCCTGTAATGATGTAATAATTTTAATAATTTTACCTGAATCAGGTACTGGTACAAAAGTTGATGATGCTGTGCTGACATCAGCTATTTCAGCGTGTAAAAAATAATCGTTTAATGTTCTCATTATATTCCTTAATTGTTCCGATCCTAACCTTCTCTCAGATCTTCAATTGTTTAGAATCTGCTGGGGGAGCAGATTTGTAGGTTACTCCCCCAAACAGTTATTATTATTATGAAGTAGTTAAGTCTGCAACTAAGCCTGATGCACCTTCATTTCTAGATTCTAGAGTAGCTTCTACTAAAAGCTGTCTTTTCTCTGAGTCACCAGTTTTTGAAAGTTCATGCATAGTGAAGTCTCTTAAGAATGCAACTGCAAAATAGTTCATGTCTAGTACATAAGCATCTCTATCTCTAGAGAATCTGTTAGGTACTACTTGCAATTGACCGAAGTCAGATGCGTATACATCAACTGAAGTGTATAAAGTTGCGTCTGCACCTGCATCAAATCTTGTGCTGTTACCAGTAAATCCTGATAATTTTTGTTTGTTGAATGGGCCGACCATGATCATTGACGGATCACCACCAGCATTCCAAACTGATTTGATTACAGATTTAAGAGCTGCTTCTGTGAAAACTCTTTGAGTTCCATCAGTTCTTGCTGTGTTACCAGCTCCACCTGATGAACCAGATGCACCTAGATCATCATTAGTTGCAATCCATGCACCTAAAGATCCAAGTTTTCTAGCAGTTGAAGCATTACCAGTAACTTCTGCTTGGTTTCCAGTAATAGTTGCTTCCATGTCTCTTTTTAACTCTTTTGCTTTTTTAGCAATTTGGTAAGCTAATTCAGATGCTCTACCTGCTTTATCTACAGCTTCTTGAGTTCCTGTGATTACAACAGTTTTGTCCATAATCTGTGAACTGTTTGAAAGTCTAGATGTTGCAGTTACTGCGTCTAAAGTTGCTTCATCACCTTCGATAACCGCATTTGAAGTTGATGCTGCTGCTAAAGAGTCAGTTTGCCATTCGTGTAAAACTGCAGTAGCTTTTGTTTTAGCTGCTGAGCTGATGAATGGCGTATCTGTTGGAGAGATACTATAGATTACATCAGAAAGATCTTCTCTTTCACCTACGGAATCATAAGTATCAAATGTATTTGTTGGTTGTGCCATTTGTTATTTCCTTTGTTGAGATTTAAGATTAATAATATCAAGCAACGCAGATTGGGCATCTCCAAGATTTCCTGTCTTACGTAACTTGCTTATTTTATTTCTTATGTTTTCTCGACCAGAACTAATATTCGATTTAGCAACACCTGACTTAACAACCTTTGGTGCATTGGCTACTTTCTTCTGAACTATAGGTTTTTTATCTTTCAAAGATTTATAGCTCATAGCATCCTTTGCAACCAATAAGAATCTGTAGTCTGCAAGTGATCCAATCTCTTGATCATTAAAACCATAATCTCGTAATGTATTACGTATATTAAGTCTGAATGAATCAGATTTATTTGGATCTGAAAACTCAGGTATCTTTTGAGCTGCTAATTCTCTTTGCGTTGCAAGAAAGTCATCATATTGTTTCTGTTGTGCTTCTCTAGCTTTGGCTTTCATATCTTCAATCGTTTCTGATTGTTGACGTAATTGAAAGTCTAATCTAGCAGCTGCAGCAGGATCTTCTTCATATAATTTTTGAAGATCTTGACCACCTTGCTGTTGTCTGACAAACGCATCAGCAGTTGCTATTGTATCATTTAGTTCTGCAAGTCTTGAATCATAAGACTGACGCAAACTCTGCTTTTCAGCTTCAAGATCTTTTCTCTCTAAACTTAAAGTATGAGTTTTTTGTCTATAATCTGAGTCTCTAGAATAACCAGCTTTCAGTTCATCAAGGCTAACCTCTATCTCTTGACCATTAACTTTTAATTGGTGGAGATTTGGTTCCTCTAATTCTGTTTGTGTTTCTTCTGTGACCTCAGTATTTTCAGTTTCTTGTTCTGGAGTTGCTTCAGACTCAGCTTTACTCTCTTGAACTTCCTGTGTCTCAGGTTTAGATTCTGAAGGTTCTGCTGTTTTAGTTTCAGTTTCTTGTTGATCTTTTGGATTCAATAATCCTGAAATTTTTTCAGCAGCACCATCTATGTTTTGTGCTTCTGACATATCGTTCCTTTCATGGTTGACGAATTTGAAGTTGCGTTAGCTTAACTTCTTTTATTTAATTGATCTAACTCTTGTTGAGTTAGCTTTCCACTTTCCATGATACTTTGTAAATGACCTCTGATTTTGTCTACAAGATTGTAGGCTACCCAAAGATATGTACGCTTATCATCTTCAGTGAATTTTGTATTAAAGATTTCTTGTTTATATATTTCTAAGAGATCTTCAAATGCTGTCTTTAGCAGGGGATCGTTCAGGAGTTGTTCTGCTCTCTTGCCCTGCCTGATCTGTGTTTCCTTGTCCATTAAAGAATTGTCCTTGACCTTTTATAATTTCTTTCATCAATTCACCAGATTTATTTAGATCAGCTTGTTCTAACATTGATCTACGTTTTAATTCTAGTTCATCAATTTTAGTTCCATATTTTAACTCAAGATCTTTAATTTTCAACTCAAAATCTAATAATTCTTTTCTCATCTGAGATTCGATACGTTTCATCTCTACGTTGTTCTTCATAGTAGCTCTTTGGTTTTCACCTTGTACTTGAGCTAATGTAACTTTCTCAAACTCAGTTGGTGGTTTAGGAGGAAGTGGTGGCATTTGTGCTGCACCTACATCTGGATCCATAAAGAATGGTTCAATACTATTTAGACCTGCATTCTCTACTAGTTTCTTTAATGAATTATAAATGTTTCTTAAATTAACCATAGGGCCATAAACATTTTGTTGTAAGTTTATTGCCTGCATCTGTCTTTCTAAAATAGCATTAACAAGGATTAGTTGTTGTTCTTTTGATCCAGTACCTAATCCTACTCTAACAGTAACATTTACTCTATCCTTCCATTCGTATGGTCGCATAGGTATATATTTACCTCTAATTCTAACAATCTTTTCTTTTTGTTGATATTTACAAATAAGTTCAAATAATTTTAGACCTAAGTCTCTTACACCTGTTTCTGCAAATATTCTAGCAATCAACTCCATTCTCATTTGAGATTGAGTTAATACTTGGTTCATACCAGTAGCTG